CTGAGCAACACCGCCGATGAGCGCGGCCAGGCCTCGTATCGCAGCCTGCACGCGCTGCGGGGCGAGCTGTGGGCTGCGCTGCTGGGCTGGGTGCCGGATGAGGGCTACGGCGCCATCGACTTCGAGGGCGGGCAACTGCTGGCGCTGGACCGCGCCCGGTTGTGGTGGCAGTTTGAGTTCTCAACCGACTACCACATCGGTGACGAGGACGGCTGGGCCCTGGCCAATCAGCAGACGCTTCCCCACTTCGAGGGCGCAACGATTCAGGTGGACGTGATCGATCCGATCGCGCAGCCACGACCTGGCCCGGATGGGCGAATTGAGCAGACCGCTCGCATCGACAACCTTCCTGAGTAAGGAGCAACCATGTTTGTGAAACCCGCACCCGGCCGCGCGGTGCCTGACCCTGAGCGCGGCGGATTGCTGGGCGATGCCGGTCGGCACGTGGAGCCCACGCAGTACTGGCTGCGTCGCCAGCAAGACAACGACGTGATCGTCGTTGACGAAGAAGAAACCGCCCCTGTGCAGGCGCCTGCACAGGACATCAAAGCCGCGAAGGCGAAGGACTGAACGCCATGACCATCGGATTCAACACCATTCCCGCGTCGGTGCGGGTGCCCTTGTTTTACGCTGAGATGGACGCCAGCCAGGCGAACCGTGCCAACGTGGCCAAGCGCACCCTGGTGCTGGGCCAGAAGCTGGCCAGCGGCACCGCTGTGGCTGCACAGCCGTACCTGGTGGCCACGGTGAACCAGGCGATCGCGCTGTTTGGGCGCGGGTCGATGCTGGCCCGCATGATGGCGACGTACCGCACGAACGACCTGCTGGGCGAGGTGTGGGTGATCCCGCAGGACGAACCTGCTGCGGGCGTGGCTGCGACGGGCACCATCACCGTGACAGGCCCGGCGACGGCCAGCGGCACCATTGCGCTGTATGTGGCTGGCCAGCGCCTGCAGGTCGCGGTGTCTGCCTCGGACAGTGACAGTGCGATTGCCACCGCGATTGCTGCAGCCGTCAATGCTGCTGGCGATCTGCCGGTGACGGCTGGCGCTGCGGCTGCTGTGGTGACGTTGACCTGCCGCTGGAATGGTCTGACTGGCAACGACATCACGGTGATGGACAGCTACTACGGCCAGGCCGGTGGCGAGTCGCTGCCCGCTGGTGTCGGCCTGACGTATGCCGCCATGTCGGGTGGCACGGCGGCGCCAGCGCTGGCGGCATCGATCACGGCCATGGGTGATGAGGCTTACGATTACATCGTGCACCCGTACACCGATGCTGTCAGCCTGAATGCGCTGGCGCTGGAGCTGTCCAGCACGGTGGGCCGCTGGTCGTATGCGCGGCAGTTGTTCGGCCATGCCTACAGCGCCATGCGGGGCACGCTGTCCAGCCTGGTCACGTTCGGCCTGACGCGCAACGATGAGCACCACACCGTGGCCGGCTTTGAGGCCGATGTGCCGAACCCCTCGTGGGAATATGCAGCGGGCTACGCGGCGCGTAACGCGGCATTCCTGAACATCAACGTGTCGCGCCCGACTCAGACGGGTGAGGTGCTGGGCATCCTGCCGGCCCGTGCGGGCAAGCGCTTCATCTTCAGCGAGCGCCAGTCGCTGCTCAACAACCGCGTGGCCACCAGCTACGTGGCCGGTGGTGTGGTGCGGGTCGAGCGGGCCATCACCACGTATGGCCTGAACACGCTGGGGCTGCCCGATGACAGCTACCTGGACAGCGAAACGCTGCACCAGTCGGCTGAGTTTGTGCGGCGCCTGCGCACCATCATCACCACCAAGTACGCACGCCACAGCCTGGCCAACAGCGGCACGCCGATCACGGCCGGCAACGGTGTGGTGACGCCGGCTGTGCTCGAAGGCGAGCTGGACGCGGAGTATTTGCGGATGATGGATGACGGCCTGGTCGAGAACTTCGAAGCCTGGCAGGCCACGCGACGTGTTGAGCGCGATGCGAGCAACCCGAACCGCGTCAACATCCTGGCCGCGCCGGACTACGTCAACCAGCTCCGCATCGTGGCGCTGCTCAACCAGTTCCGCCTGCAGTACGCCTGAGCGGTCAATCATCAACACCAAGCCTGAAAGAGGTAAGACATGGCAGCACAGCGCGATGCAGGCACCTGCTACATCAAGTGCAACGGCGACCAGCTCGTGGTGGACAGCGGGGTGGAAGCCCCCCTGTCCAGCGTGACCCGCGAAACGGTCATGGGCAGTGGCCGCCCCGTGGGCTACAAAGAAACGGGCCGCGAGGCCTTTGTGAACGCCACGCTGCGCAAGATCAACCAGAAGGATTTTCAGAAGATCATCGAAGCCGATGACCTGACGATCACGGTTGAGTTTGCGAACGGCGGCGTGTACACGCTGTCTGATGCGTGGGTGAAGGGCGAGCCCACCTACAACGGCGATGAAGGCACGGCCGATATCGAGTTCGGTGGGCTGCGTGGGAGCTGGGCATGAGCAACGAACGTATTGTTGTCTTGAGCAAGCCGGTGACGGCTCATGGTGAGACTCTGACTGAACTGCGGTTGTTGGAGCCGACGACTGAAGACGTGCTGGAGCTTGGGTATCCGTTTTTGATTCACACCGGTGGTGTGGTCGAGTTGCGGCCCAAGGTCGTTGCTCAGTATGTTGTTCGTCTGGCGAAGGTGCCGATGCCCACAGTCAAAAGTCTGTCGATTGGCGACATGCAGCTTTGTGTGGCGGAGGTGCTGGATTTTTTCGGGGAGCTAAAGGCCTGACAGAAAACGAGCTGGTAGAGCATGCGTTTGACATCGCAAAGTTCTACCGGATTGACCCGGGGGCAGTCTTACGGCTGCCCCTTTCGCGTTTGATGTTGTACAGCGTCAATGCGAATCGTCAGGCCGCTGCTATGCAACGTGCCAACCCTTGAGGCTGATATGTCTAAATCCTTTCGATTGGCTGCAATTCTCAGCGCTGTTGACCGCATTTCGCCCGTTCTTGAAGGTGTGCAGGGGGCAACCAAAAAGACCAGAAAATATTTGTCCGACATGGCTTCGGCTGCGGGGCGAGTTGCCAGCAGCGTCGGTCTTCCGCTGTCGGCCTTGTCTGGTGTGCTTGGCGGCGGTTTGATCTTTGGCGTTCAAAGTCTCGTCAAGAACTTTGCCAGCGCTTCTGCTGAGCTCGACGCAACGGCTCGGCGTGTAGGCGTCACGGCGGAAGAGCTGCAGTATCTGCAATATCAAGCGGAGATGACTCAGGTCCCGTTTGAGAACATGCAGGACGCCGTTGCTGAGCTCAACAAAAGAATTGGCGAAGCTGTCTCTGGCAAGAATCAGGATTTGGCCGCGCTCTTCGCGAAACTGCATGTCAATCTGCGTGACGCGAACGGTCAGGTACGTGATGGTGTGGACTTGTTGCCCGAGCTGGCTGAGGCATTCAAGCGCAATACCAGCGCAGTCACACGCGCTCGTATTGGCGACGCCTTGTTCAGTGATGGTTACAAGGCCATGCTTCCGTTACTCGACAAGGGCGCAGAAGGCCTTGCCAAGTTGCGCGAAGAGCATTCGCGGGTGGCGCGTGTTATCAGCAATGAGCAGGTCGCTGCTGCGGCTCGACTGAATCAGTCTTTTGTCCGTGCGAGGTATGCAGTAGACGGCATCGGCGCTGCAGTTGCCCAGAAGCTGTTGCCTGTTGTTGAGCCTCTGATCGATCGCTTCGTTGACTGGGCTGCAGCAAACCGTGATGTTTTGGCAACCAGGCTGGCTGGCTATGCGGAACGCCTCGGAGCAGCGTTCGCCCGCATCGACTTGATTGCGTTGCTTGACGGGATCGCTGGCTTCATCGAAAAAGCTCGCAGCTTTGTTTCGGCCATAGGTGGCATGAATACGGTCATGGTCGGCTTCGGGATCATGATGCTTGCGGGCCCTGTTGCTTCGGTGTTTCAGTTGTTGAGCGCAATGAAGCGCTTTGGCGGCTACGTAGGCGGGGACGGGAAAAAGGCTTTTGATTTCTTGGCCCCTCGCGTTAAGACGCTGGCCTCTGTTTTCTCTGGCACGTTGTTGAGTGCTTTGTCCCGTGTGCATCTGGCCTTGCATACCCTGTTTGCCTTTCTCGCAGCAAACCCCATCCTGCTGGCCGTGGCTGGCATTGCGACGGCCGCGTTCCTGGTCATCAAGCACTGGGACACGGTCAAGGCCTGGTTCACCGAGTTTTTCGACTGGATCGGTGAAAAGTGGCAGGCCTTCAGCGGCTGGATTGATGGTGTGGCATCGGCGGTGGGCGGCTTCTTTGGTGGTGGCGGTGGCCCCGTGCAGGCGCCTGCACAGCAGTCGTCGCTGGTGACGGCCGGGTCGCAGCGTGTGGGCGGCTCGATCGCGGTCAACTTCAACAACGCGCCGGCGGGCATGCGTGTTGCCAACACCCAGGCCACGCCGGGCTTTGATTTGAACGCCTCGGTGGGCTACCGTGGCTTTGCACTGGACGGACCATGACACTGAGGCAAGACCAGCTCCGGCCCGCGTCGATTCGCGGGGTGCCGTGCTACGTCGACGAAGGTGAGCTGGACGCCGGCCGTCGCCTGCAGGTGCATGAGTACCCGCAGCGCGACAAGCCGTGGGCCGAAGACATGGGGCGCGCGACGCGCTCGATGACTGTCACTGCGTTCGTGGTGGGTGATGACTACCTGCAGCAGGCTGAGCGGTTGCTGCAGGCGCTGGAGACGCCCGGGCCCGGCACGCTGGTGCACCCCTGGCTGGGCTCGATGCAGGTCAGCTTTGGTGTGGCAAAGGTGCGCTACCGAATGGGGGCGCTCGGGTACGCTGAGTTTCAGATCCCATGCACCGAAGCGGGCGAGCTGACGTTTCCGGGCGCGTCCAGCTCGACCCCGGCGCGGTCACGCATTGCGGCCGACACGCTGGAGGTGCGCACGGTTGAGCAGTACGCCAGCGCTTACAGCGTTGATGGACGCCCGGACTTCGTGGTGTCGGCTGCCGACGCTGCGGTGCGGGGTGTGGTGTCAGTGCTGCAGCGGCCTGTGCCGGGCCTGGAGGCGCTGGGTGTGGCTGAGCGCGTGTCTGCTGTGGCGCAAGACATCACCGGTGCGATCAATGACCCAGCGCGTATGGCCACGTTGCTGCGTGGCGCCTTGAGCTTGACCAGTGCGGCACGCACGGCTGCCCGCTGGTCAGTGGTGGTGCAGGCCCTGGTACGGCTGGCGCAGGGGCCTGCTCTGGCGTCGCCACCGCAGCCTGCAGTGGTCACGTCAAACCGCCTGCAGGTGTGGCGCAACGACGTGGCGACGATGGCCATGACGCGCCGCCTGATCCTGGCCCAAGCCGTGGGGGCGAGCAGCTTGCTGGATGCCGTGGTGTATGACGACGTGGTGGCCATCAATGCGGGCCTGACCGCTGCGCTGGATGCTGAATCGCTGGTGGCAGGTGACGCTACCTATACCGCGCTGACCGGCGCCCGTGTAGCGGTCTGGCAAGACCTGACGGCGCGGGCGCGCAATGCAGCCAGGCTGCGCACCGTGTCGCTGCAGAGGCCTTTGCCAGCGCTGGCCGTCGCTTATGACCTGTATGGCGACGCAGCCCGTGACGCTGAGATCGTCATGCGCAACCGGGTGCGGCACCCTGGCTTTGTGCCTGCTGCGCCCTTGAGGGTACTGAGCTCATGAGCAACGACGTGACACTGCTGGTGGGCGGGCGTGAGTATGGCGGCTGGAAGGCCGTGCGCATCGAGGCCGGTGTCGAGCGCGTTGCGCGCAGCTTTGACCTGTCTGTGACATCGAGCTGGCCAGGGCAGGGCAGTCTGCCGCTGCAGTCGCTGCCAGTGTCGCCTGGTGCTCTGTGCGAGGTGTACGTCGGCACCGACCTGGTCATGACGGGCCATGTCGACTCGATGCCGATCAGCTACGACGGCGATGGTGTGTACCTGAGCCTGCGGGGACGCAGCCGCACCGCTGACCTGGTCGACTGCTCAGCGGTCAACGAGCCCGGACAGTGGCGCGGCCTGTCGCTGCAGGCCATCGCGGCCGCGCTGGCTGCGCCGTATGACATTGAGGTGGTCACCGAGGTGCCGACTGGTGCCGTGATCAGCGATCACCAGGTGCAGGTGGGCGAGACGGTGTTTGAGTCTCTTGACCGCATGATGAGGTTGCGCCAGGTGCTGGCCTGCGACGATGAGGCCGGGCGCCTGGTCATCACCGCACCGGGTATGTCTGGCGTAGCCAGCAGCGCGATTGAGCTGGGTGTGAATGTTAAAGAGGCCAGCGCGTCGCGTGACTACAGCTCTGTCTACAGCGAGTACGTGTGCAAGGGGCAGCGTGCCGGTGATGACGACGCGTTCGGTGCTGCCGTGAGCGAGGTGTCTGCCACGGCTGTGCAGTCTGGCTTGTCGCGCCGCCGGGTGTTGATCGTCAAGCAAAGCGGGCAGGCCGACGCTGCCACGTGTCGGGACCGCGCGGTGTATGAGCGTGATCACCGGGCGGGCCAGGCGCGTGAGGTGATCTACACCGTGGGCGGCTGGCGACAGGGTGATGGCTCGCTGTGGCGCCCGAATCAGTCGGTGCGGGTGCTGGATCGTTTGCTGGGCATCAATGAGGCTTGGGTCGTGGCTGAGCTGGCCTATGTGCTCGATGAGCGGGGTATGCGCACTCAAATGCGCGTGTTGCCGCCGTCTGCCTTGACCACGCGCCCCGTTGAAGAGGCGAAAGCCACGGCCAAGAGTGGCAGCGGTGGCGGCGCTAGCGGCGGCGGTGGTGAAACCTGGGCTGACGTGATTTGAGGGGTGTCCATGAGCGATGTTTCGCGCAAGCTGGCCAGCATGCTGGGCCGTGGCGTGGTGGTGGCGGTTGACGCTGCACGCAAGCTGCAGGCGTTGCAGATCAAGCTGCTGCAGGGCGAGCTCAAAGACCGTGTCGAGCACTTCGAGCCGTTTGGCTTGACCGCCCACGCACTGCCAGGGGCTGAGCACTTGACTGTGTTCCTGGATGGCGACAGGTCGCACGGTGTGACGCTGGCTGTGTGTGACCGCCGATACCGCGTGCAGGGCCTGCCCGCTGGTGGTGTGGCGCTTTATGACGCAGATGGATCGAAGGTTGTGCTGTCTGCAGATGGCGTGATCACTATGACGGCAGCGACGAAGGTTGTGATCGATGCGCCTCTGCTGCATGTGCAGGGCGACATCCTGGCCGATGGCGATGTGTCAGATCAGGGCGGCGCCAAGTCGATGGCGGGCATGCGTGACGCCTACAACAGCCACGCGGGGCACTTCGACAGCTCGAACCGAGTCCCTGACGATCAGATGTGAGGCTTGAATGATTGATGACCACCCGTTGACCGTGATCGTGGACGGGCAGCAGATCAGCACGGGCACGGTGCCCGATGAGCCGCTGGTGCGTGCCGTGATCGTGAGCCTGTTCACCTGGCGCCGCGCGAACCCAGACGATGAGTTGCCATCCACTGACCTGATGGGCTGGTGGGGCGACAGCTACGCCGATGTACAGGGCGATCGCATCGGGTCGCGCTTGTGGCTGCTGTCTCGGGCGGTGCTGACGGCCGACACGGTGCGCCGGGCTGAAGAGTACGTGCGTGAGGCGCTGCAGTGGCTGCTCGATGACCAGGTGGCCACGTCGCTGCAGGTCAGTGCGCAGCGCGTGGGCTTGAGCGCCCTGAGCGTGTCGGTGCTGGTGACCCGCGCTGAGTCTGGCCAGGTTGTGAGCCTGCGATTTGCTGACGTTTGGAGTTATCTGAAAAATGCCGCTTGAACGCCCCACACTGACCGACTTGATCGCTCAGACGCAGGCCGATGCTCTGTCGCGTGCGCAGTTGGATGACCCGCTGCGTCGTGCCGATGCGATGGTGTATGCCCGCGTGCTCGCTGGCTTGATCCACGGTATCTATGGTTATGCTGAGTTCATCAGTCGTCAGGTGATCCCTGACACTGCTGAGGCTGAGTTTCTGGACCGCTGGGCCCGGATCTGGCTGCGTACACCGCGCAAGCCTGCAGCGGCTGCGACAGGTTCTGTGTCGTTCACGGTTCAGGCCGGTGCCGTGGTGCCCGTCGGCACCGTGCTGCAGGCCCTGGACGGGCAGCAGTACGAAACCACCGCCGATGCAGCGGGCACCGTGCCCACCTACAGCGCGCCGGTGCGGGCGCTGATCGCTGGTGCAGCGGGTAACCGCACCACCGGGCAGTCGATGTCGCTGGTGTCGCCCGTGCCCGGTGTACAGCCCACCGCCGTGGCTGGTGAGTTGTCCGGTGGTGCTGATGTCGAGCTGGACGACGCACTGCGTGCCCGCCTGCTTGAGCGCATCAGCCAGCCTCCACAGGGTGGCGCGATCGCCGATTACCGGGCCTGGGCACTGGAGGTTCCCGGCGTGACGCGTGTGTGGGTGTACCCAGCAGAGCAGGGTGCGGGCACCGTGGTTGTGCGTTTCGTGCGCGATGCAGATGCCAGCCCCATCCCCGACGCTGGCGAGGTGGCGGCACTTCAGTCGTACCTGGATGAGCGCCGGCCGGTGACGGCCAATGTGATTGTGGTGGCACCGATCGCAGTGCCGCTGAACTTCACGATCAGCGGCTTGGTGCCTGACACGCCCGCTGTGCGTGCGGCCGTGCAGGCTGAGCTGGCTGACCTGGTGCGCCGCGAAGCTGCGCCAGGTGCGCCGCTGCTGCTGTCGCGCATCCGGGCTGCGATCAGCTCAGCCGACGGTGAGCAGGATCACAACCTCGTGCTGCCTGCATCCGATGTGACGGTGACGCCGGGGCAACTGCTGACGATGGGGGTGGTGACGTGGACATGACGCCCGACGATTACGAAGCGCAGGCCCTGGCGCTGCTGCCTCGGGGTCCGGCCTGGTCGTGGGCACCTGGTGCACCAGTGCAGCAGCTCGGGGCGGGATGGGCTTACTCGCTCGCCCGGGTGCATGGCGACGTGGTGGCCCTCATCGATGAGGCAGATCCCAGTACCACGTTCGAGCTGCTGAGCGACTGGGAGCGCGTGGCAGGCCTGCCAGATCCGTGTGCGCTGGCCTTTGGTGGTGATCAAGAGCTGGGGCAGCGTCAAGCGTCGCTGCTGGCCAAGATCACATCGGCGGGCGGGCAGACGCCGGCGTATTACATCGCCGTGGCTCAGTCTATGGGCTACGACATCACGATCACTGAGTTCCGTGAGCACACCGTTGATGACGACGTGGATGCGGAGCTGCATGGCGAGCCTTGGGCTCATGCCTGGTCAATCAATGCCCAGGCAGCCACCGTCACCGAGCTGACGGTTGACGACACAGTAGACGACCCGCTGGCCTGGTGGGGCGACGCTGGTTTGGAGTGTGTGTTTGAGCGAATCAAGCCAGCGCACACGGTTTTGATATTCACCTACGAAGAGGCTTAAGACATGGACCGTGTCTATCAATCCAGCGTCAGCGGCACACCGCCTGCTGCGCCATCCGTGCCGCTGCTGGGCTACCCCCGCGCCGGTGACCCGATCAGCGGCACGAAAGCCACGCGGCCTGGGCCGTGGTGGTTCCACATGATCACGGAAGAGCTGCGCAACATCGTTGTCGCCGCTGGGGTATCACCAGATGGGACTGATACGGATCAGGTGCTGCAGGCGCTGCGCGCAATCTTTAATCCCTCAGAACTCGTCAAAGTGACAGGTACCTTGGGTGATGGGTCCGGTTCACCATTTCGACCCAGTATCAATGCATGTATCGAGTTCAGTAGTGGGCACATGCTGCAGGTTGGTGGTGGATTCGCCCCTGCTGCAGCAGGTGCTACAGGCACCTTGATCTCATTTCCTATGGCGTTTGAGGAGGCTTGTTATCAAGTCGTCGCTACGGACTACGGCGCCGGCATTCCTGTTGTTGGCGTCAGTACTGTAGACGGCAACTTGGCGCAGTTTCGTGCCTGGGCCAAAGACGGGATTGTCGGCAGTTACCAAAACGCCTTCTTCCGTTACATGGCTTTTGGAAAGTGAGTTGAGCCATCATGAGCACTGACAACACACCGCACTTTTCTCCCTCTACTTCTGGCTGGTACTTCCCGCTCAAGCACGGAAGCTCCATGCCGCTTGACTGTGTCCCTGTGCCTCGTGCCGAGTATGAGCGACTGTTGAGCTACGGGGGGCCGCTGGAAGCGGGTGCAGACGGGCAGCCGCGTGAGCTTCAGATGGCAATCACGCCAGCAGTTTTTCAGCAGATGGTTGCAGCCGCCGTTGATGATCTTCTTGACACGCTCGCACAGTCGTGGCGCTATCGCAGCTACATCAGTGCTCGTGCATACGCGAACGATCCCAATCCCCGATTTGCAGCGGAAGCGGCCGCACTGATTGCGCATGGCTCAGCCTGCTGGACCGTGCTCGATGACCTCGAAGCCGCCGTCCTGGCCGGTACCGCGCAAATGCCTGCGACGGTCGATGAGGTGCTGGCCTTGCTGCCCGCGCCGCCTGAGCGTCCCGTGGTGCCCTGACGCACCCTGCAGCCACCACCACCGCCTTCGGGCGGTTTTTTATTGCCTGGCGCCGTGCAGGCGCCTGCACACCTGGCGTTCACCGGGGGTGAGGATGGAACACAACATGGCAGATCCAACAAGCTCGGCGGCCGTGGCGGCGCTGGGTACCAAAGCCGGCTTGGGCATCATCGGTGCAGCTCTGCTGTACATGCTCATGCCACCTGGTCGACCTGACGACCAGCCGACCACCAGGCGCGAAATGGCGCGTGAAATCGGGGTGCGCTTCACGTTTGCGGGCATCACGTCGGCGGCGGGTGGTGATTGGGTCATCGACATGCTGCAGCAGCATTTGCCGTCGTTGCTCGCTGCGGAGCACCCCACGCCATTTCTGATGGCCTCAGGCGCGGTCGGCTGGTACATCGGCCGCGCGGTGGCGTTGTGGATCTACCGTCGGCAGGACCGGGATATCGCGCAGTTGCGCGATGAGATCCGTGATGAGTGGAGGCGGCCATGATCATCACCGTGACCGCTGGCCACAGCAATGCCCAGCCGGGCGCGGTGCGGGGCGACTTGACCGAGGCTGCGCTGATGGTCGAGCTGCGCGACATTGTCGCCCACAAGCTGCGTGAGCGTGGCCACACCGTGCGCACCGATGGCGAGCGCCGGCGCAACCTGACCCTGGTCGACGCCATCCGGCTCATTCGTGGCGCTGACGTGGCGTTGGAGCTGCACACCAACGCCGTGGCCAGCTCGCTGGCGTCTGGTGTCGAGGTTTTCTCGCTGCCTGATCGCAAGCCCCTGGCGCAGCGCCTGGCGCACGCGGTGGCCGATGTGCTGGGCACCAACGTGCGCGGCGACTCGGGCTGGCGAGACCAGGGCGACAGCCAGCACGGCACGCTGGGCTTTGTTAGTCGTGGGGGCTTGCTCCTGGAGACGTTCTTTTTGAGCAACCCGACCGAAGTGGCTGCGTACCAGGCGCGCAAATGGCTGGTGGCGGAGGCCATCGCTCGCGTGCTGGAGGGGGGGTGAGATGCGCAAGCTGCTGGATCTGTGCGGCTTGGTGCCGTCGTGGGCTTATGCAGTGGTGGTGCTGTTGCTGACGGCGCTGATCTTTGTGCAAGACGTAGGGCGCCAGCGTGCTGTTGCTGATGCATCTGACGCCCGGCGTGATCTGGCCAGCCTGCAGCGTGACCAGGCCACTGAGCTGGCCAGGGCCGTTCAGCAGGCCCGCACGGCTGAGGCCAAGCTGTATGTCGACTTGATGGTGATGACCAATGACTTGCAAACACGCCTGGCTGATCGTGATCAGCGTATCTCTGACCTGGCTGGCCGGCTGCACCAGCACGCCAGGCCCGTCAGTCTCTGTGCTCGCTCAGCCGGTCCAGCGGCCGGATCTGCCGGCGCAGGTGATGGACAGCGAGATCCCGGATTACCTGGCCTGGATGGAATCGATCTTGTCGTCCTCGATGTCCAGGCTCGGCTTGAGCTCGCCCGCTACGCCGTCTCCGCCCGTGACACAGGCGAAGCCCTGAAGGCGTGTCGCGGCCTGCTTCGTAGCGCCTGGCGTGGCCAGTAAATGTGTCTGTCTCCCGCAGTTGCCTTGTGGGGTTTCCCGCCCGGTAGAGTCACCTCTCCGGGCGGGTTTTTTTCTCTAACGAGCGTTGCAGGATGCCGATTAAATCGGCATCGTTTTTCCACGTTAAGTTAGAGACAATCGGCGCAAGTTGTTGATTTTTAATGTTTTTGGTTCTGCTTTGGGAGCAGAGGGTCGTGAGTTCGAATCCCACCACCCCGACCATAACTTATTGATTTTGTTGGGTTTTTTCCGAGTGCTTAACGGCCTTCACCGGATGAGCCTCTAACAAATCACATTGTCTCTAACGCACAGCCGTTGTCCGGCGCGCTTGTTTGCGCCGGATGTAGTCAGCGGTTTGGGTCTCCGTGGTGTGATCCAGCAAGTCGTTAGCGGCCTTGATGCCGTCCCTGGTGCCCTTGTCTGTTGCGGCTTTGGCACGCAGGTCGCGCATCATGCAAGGCAGCACGCCTGAGCGCTTCACAGCGTCGCTCCAGGCCTCTGATGCGGCGTCGTAGTTCATCGGCTGCCCGTTCATCCTGGTGAAGACATGGCCGGTGTCCACGCGCTTGCTGGCCGGCCGCCCCTCGTTGCGCTCGCGCTTGTTGCGCAACTGGCGATCGATGGCCGCACGCAGGCGCGGCGTCCATCCGACGATGACCGGCACCGAGGTGCCATCGGTCTTGTCTCGCCTCAGATAGATGCCGTCCGGCCGCAGGTGCGGTTCATTCGGGCGCATCGGGTCGCGCTGCTCCAGCAGTCGCACCAGCACACCCACATCGGCCCCTGTCAAATACAGCGCCTCGATGAGGCACACCATGGTGATGCCTGTGGGTGTACGCCGGCCGTTCGCTCCGTACAGTGCGCCCACCTTGATGCGGCGCAGCTCACTGTCGGTGATGTAGCGGTCTCGCGGCTTGTAACCCTTCGTCGGGATGGCGGTGACCGGGTTCGTGCCAGATCGGCGCCAGCCGCGAAGCTCGCAGTACTGGAACACGCTGTATAGCAGTGATCTGTACGCGTCGTAGGTGCGTGGCGTGCCCTCATAGGCCTTCAAAAACTCATAGCAGTCAGGCGTCTCAACTTCAGAGGCCCTGAAGTCGCTGAGGCGCGTGGCCACATCGTTTGAGCGGCGCAGGTCATCCACCTGGGTCTTCGGTGCGCGCTTGGCCATCACGTCGCGCTGCCATTCGGCGATCACATGGGGCAGCTCATCGCCCGCGCTGTCGCGCCCGAGGTTGTCAGCATAGGCGCGATAGAACGCCGGCAGACCCTCGCTCACACGTGTCAGTGGGTGCCACTTCTTTTTGTTGTCAGGCAGGCTCTGGACGCGGTAGTAGCGCCCGTCCTTGATCTGTGTGCCTTTGATCGGTCCCTTGGGCATCGTGAAGGTTTAGGTGGCTGGTTATCCGTCATGGTGATGGATAACCTGGTTGCTGCCTGAGTGCTGGCAGCTTATCCAGCGTTCTGGCCGGTGGTGGCCAGGTTATCCGTGCAGGTTAGGCGTCGCTTTCGACGCCTATATCCTGGTTAGGCCCCAGGGTCCGTCAGTGGGTTGCTGAACAAGCCGTCTGGCCTCGGTGTCGTGCCTTCCGGCATGATCTTCGTGGGGTAGTCGTTCGCCTGGCACTCAGCGGCCTCATCAAGCGCGTCTTGCAGCGGCTTGGCAGGGCAAAGGTGGGCTGAATTCATTTCCCAGTCGGTGCCCAGATCCTCGATGCCGCAGTTGCAGTCAATCCACACCACAAAGAGCATGGGCCTCTTTGGCTGGTCAGTCGTCGTTGGTCGCTTCTCAAGGACGTGGTCCATGTCGCTCCTATCCGCAAGCCTGTCGGCCTGCTCGGTTTCAAAGCGCCCGGCTGTCGCCAGGCTTCGTGTGTGTGGTCAGGCCCTGGGCATCTGCCACCAGGCCTAACCGGTCGTTCAACGCGGACGTCCAAGGGCGCCGGTTAACTTGGTGTTAGGCGTCACCAAGCGTTGCGCATGTCGTGGCTCATCGCGGTGGTGCCGCAGCGTGAGCACGTCACGCTGCTTGCAAGGCTGTCGTCGCTGACCCATTCTTCGCCATCCCACTTGTGCTCGCATGGGCCACCAGTCCCGCACGCGCAGTAGCACGCGGCCGGGTTGAAGTTGGAACGCATGCTTTGCAGCGGCACGCCCATCTCTTCGGCCAGCTTCTTGTGGGCGTCCATCACCAGCCGGTTTCGCTCGGCCCGCAAGGCCTCGAAGTCGGGCGCGCTCACAGTTCACCGTCCCCGTCCACGCCGATCATGAGCGGCGGGTGCGTCGTGCCCAGCACGACCAAGCGCACAGGCTTGCCGCTGGCAATCAGGGCCTGCTCGGCCTCGGTGGGCTTCCAGTAGCTGGCCACGGCTGGCGTGCCATCGGCGTATTGAATGCGTGTGATTGGCAGGGCGTTGCATTCATCAATGCTCATGCCTGGAGGTGCGCCCAGCACTGCGTTGTTACTGGGGTGTTGGGATCGTTGCATTTCAGTTCCTCTCGTCGGTGTAGGTGCATGCCTAACGGGTCGGTCAACGCGGACGCCCTGTGGGCGCCGGTTACCTTGTGGTTAGGCCCCTTCAAGCCATGGCCAGCGCGTGAGTGCGCGGAACCTTGAAGCCTGCTGCCTTGGCGTGGCCACCGCCGCCGTACTGCGCTGCAATCTCGGACACATCCAGTCCGTCATCGGTGGCGCGCAGGCTGAAGCAGCGGTGCTCGTCGGTGTCCCAGTAGCAGGCCGCGAACGGTTCGCCTTGGGCCATCAGGTAGCCCGCATCGCTGGTCATCGTGTAGGGCAGGCTGGCTGTGGGTACGTCGTGCCCTCCGATCACCATGCGACGCTTGCAAACGGCCACCAGCTCGGCCACATCCTTGTGGTGCTTGCGTTCAATGGCGGCGCCCGCTGCGGTCATCTTCAGTAGCTCCACCTGGTCGGCGGCCATCAGCTTGTCCCACAGCTCGAAGGTGTACTCGTGCGCGAAAACGAACGCCTGAATCTCGCGGGTGCCGGGCAGCTTGAAACGCCACAGGTCGCGGTCTTCGACATGGCCCAGCAGCAGCGGCCGCGACTCGTCGGGGAAGAGGAAGTCCCAGGCCAGGGTGGCGCCGCTGCGGTTGAGGTCGGTCACGGCGCTGAATTTGTCGCTCTCGATGCCCGTCAGGTCTTCGATGGCAGTCTTGTGGTGGTCGATCAGCGTGATGTGCGCGGCCGTGTCCAACATCTGCAGAACCACGTCGCGCTTGTAGCTGAAGTCAACCAGGTACACGCAGCGGCCGGTAACGTCGGGTGGCTGCTGGCCATAGGTGCCGGGGTGAAAGTCGCAAGCCTCGCCATAGCGGTGCCAGAAGCACCATGCGGCGCTGAATCCATCGGCGCAGTTGCTGTGGTAGATCACCAGTGGTTTCGTCATCGTTACTCTCCGCGCCCCTTCGGGCCGCTCGGTTTCAAAGCGCCCACCCTTGCGGGTCGGCTTCGTGTGTTGGTCAGGCCCTGGGCATCTGTCGCCAGGCCTCGTAAGCAGGCCAGAAGGCTGATCTGCTGCCTGGCTGGCGCGCCTTGGGTTCGCCGTCCTGGCGCAGCACAATCGGCCCGCAGTAGTGATGCTCTTCAAATCGCCAGGTGCGGCCCGCTGCATCGGTGATGACGTGCTCTGGCCCGCTGGTGGTCAGGCTCAACCCATTACATCCTATGCAGCACAGCTTCATGACGCTGCCTTCACCGCCGGCCTTACCCGACAAGGCGGCTTGACCTTGGGGCGCGGGCGCTCTGCAGTGCTGTTGCACACCGCCTCGAAGTGGGCGCGCTCCAGGCGCACCTTCCCGAGGCGGTCCAGGGTGGCCCGGTGAAAGCCCATGTCGTGCAGTACCGCCAGTTGCCTGGCTGGCTGCGTGTAGCCGGTGTAGTCGCGCAGCTCTTGCTCGGTGAGCCTGATGCCTGCACTTGCGCCGGCGTTTGTTGCTGGGGCGAATACGGCCGTGTCGACCATGTCAGGCCTCCGTCACCGCCGGCGCGGGCTTGGGCTTAGGGAATGGCCAGGCGGCTTGCGGTGACAGCGTCCGTTCCCACGCGCCACTCGGGCTGTCTGGCTCGGTGTTGCGCGCATGGAACTCGTTGCCCTCCGGCGTAGCCGGCTGGATTGATGGCTGTTCCAGGTTAAGCGGGAGAGTAGCCTCATCCGCCTGGCCATCGGCCGCGCCGGCGCCAGCATCGGCGTTTTGCGCGTTGACCTGGTCGACGGCCGCGCCAGCGGGCCGTGGGGTCGCGGCGCTTTTTTTGGCCTTGCCACCCGCCTTTTTGGGCGCTTGCGCAGCAGGTTGAGGGGTAGAAAGCCCTTTTGCAGCGTTGAAGGCTGCACGGTGCTGGTCCGGGTCGATGCCGTGGTGTTTGGCCAGGTCGTGCAGTTGCGTTTTCTCCGCCTTGCCACCGTGATATTCGAGGTGATAGGACGAGACCCGCAGCTTTCTGGTCAGCAGCACATCCATCAGCAGCATGCCGATGTCGTTGGGGCTCATCGTTTCAATCAGCTCTTCGATATCCGATACGTCATCCACGCCATAGAGCTCTTGCATCAGCTTGGCCTCGTCGCCATAAACACCGCTGATCAGCCGTGTGGCCAGCATGCGCAGCTCGAAGGTGCTGCGCGCTTTTTGACGCATGGCGGTCCGAATGTCGTCAAGCAGTGCCATGCGCCAGGCGTTCTCTTGTTCGGCCTTCTTCTCCCACTTTGCTCGATTGGCCTTGTGCTTGTCGTCGCGGCTCGCAGAGGCCTCTTGCGCGTTCACGCCGGCACTGGCCAGCTCGGTGCGCTTGATGGCTTCCACCGTCTTGCCCGTGCGCTGATCCTGGATCAGCACGGTCTTGGGCCGCTCGTCGGGCTTGACGTTCTTGAGCAACCCGCGCACGTCCTTCAGGGCCACATAGGTGGTGCCCTTCACATCGCCGCCGGCGGTCAGTGCCTGTTTGGCTGCGTTGCCCGTGACCACGGTTTTGCCTGCGGTGGTCAGCTCGGCCGCATCGCGGTCAAGCTGGGTCTTCTTCTTCAGGGCGTAGCACTCGGGGTTCATGCACAGGTCGGCCCCGCGCTTTG